TTTAAAATTAAATATAAAATAATGAACGTATTAAATTTAAGAGCTATTCCTATAGCAATTTCAAAACTAGACTATTCTTTAAATAAAAAACAAAAAGAATTTATAATGAAACAAAATTATCAAGAAGGAAAAAATGTAAAAGTTTCTAAGAGTAATTATATCTTTAATAATAAAATATTTAAAAATATTAAAAATCTTTTTGATAAAAAAGTAGATCAGTATTTAAAAGAAGTTTTACAAATTAAAAATGAAGTCTATGTTACTCAAAGTTGGACAACCATTAATGATAACACTGTTCATCATTCTCATAGTCACAAAGGAGCTTTTTTAAGTATTGTTTTTTATCCAGAAAGCAAAGGAAAAAATACTATTTATTTTGAATTAAATAAAAGCAGTATTCAAGAAGCATTTGATTTTTCATATAATCCAATTCAATATAATATATATAATAGTGAAACTTGGCATCTTCCTACAAATGAAAAAGATTTATTTATATTCCCTGGTTGGATAAGACATCATTCAGTAAATGAAGGGAGCAAAATTATGGTAGGAGCAAATTACTTTTTAAAAGGTAATTTAGGAGAAAAAAATAGAAAAGATTTTCTCTATTTAAAATAATAGGTATTTAAATTGGACTCAATTGTAAAAAGATTTTCTGAGCATTTAGAGTCTATAGAGTATCCTAAAAGTAAAACATCTTGGAATATTGCAGGTATTATAAAAGGTCAAAATGCCTTTTACAGATTTGATATTAGAGAAATGATAAAACTGTCAGATGGCACACCTGCTCAAAAATTTAAAACAAATATTAAAGCTGATAAAATGGTATTAGAAATAGGTAATAAGTGGATTATTCTAGATTTAGAAGAACTACATAATTACTTAAAAAAGAATAGGTTAAAAAAGGTCTACGTAAATGATTTGATACCTAAGCTAGAATGGACTATATTTTTGCCTAAAAACTAGTATAATAGATCCCATGGCATTAAAAGAAGTAAAATTTCAAGCAGGTATTGATAAACAAAGCACGCCTTCAGCCGCTGCAGGTAAATGGGTTGATAGTGATTTTGTTAGATTTAGATATGGAGTGCCTGAAAAAATAGGTGGTTGGGATCAATTAACCACTGCTAATAATACTCTTCCTGGTGTAGCTAGGGCTCAACATACATTTACTAGTTTAAATGGTACAAAATTTTCGGCTATTGGAACAAGCTCAGGTTTATTTATTTTTAGTGGTGAAAGATTTTATGATATTACCCCTTTAGCTGGATCTCCAGTTTCAGGAGGAACCTTTACTACTTCTGCAGCAGCTGGTTCTACAGTAACGATAAATTCTACAGGTCACAGTATTCTAGTTGGAGATTACGTGGTATTTACTTCTGTATCTGTGGCTGGATCTACAACACTTACAGCACCTGATTTTCAAACCTACGCTTTTGAAGTATTAACCGTCCCTAACGCAAACTCATTTACTATAAGTTTATTGAACCCTGCTGCAGGTGTAACGACAGCGGAAGGTAATTCCGGAATGACGGCTCAAGGATCATTTAACTATCAAAGATACATAAGACCAGGACCCACTTTTCAAACTTTAGGTTTTGGTTGGAGTACTTACCAATGGGGTCAGGAAGCTTGGGGAGATGCTAGATCAACTTCAAACGTAACGTTAGACCCAGCTAACTGGTCTTTAGATCATGCTGGTAATACCTTGATTGCAACACTTAGAAATGGAAATACTTTTCAATGGAATTCTGCTGGAGCTTTAGCAACTAGAGCCACTGTAATTGCAGGGGTAGGCAGTGAAGTTAATATGGTTTCAACGTTATCTTTATTCTCAGACAGAGATAGACATTTATTTCAGTTTGGTGCTTTAACGGATATGACTGATGCAACGACACAAGACCCTATGTTTATTAGATTTACGAATCAAGAAACATTAAACGTATACACACCAACAGCAACAAACACTGCTGGTACATTTAGATTAGATACGGGAAACAGAATTACTGCTGCTGTTCAAGGTAAAGACTATGTTTTAATTTTAACAGATCAAGCTGCTTATGTAGCTCAATTTGTAGGACCACCATTTACATTTAGTATTAGACAAGTGGGGACTAACTGCGGATGTTTAGGACAACACGCTGTTGTTTTTGCTCAAGGTGCTGTTTACTGGATGGGTCAAGCAGGTGGGTTTTTTGCATTTGATGGAACAGTAAAACAAATACCTTGTTTAGTAGAAGACTTTGTATTTACTACAGGTGATGGTAATCCAGGTCTTAATTTTGATGCTAATGAAATTATCTATGCAGGTCACAATAGTTTGTACACAGAAGTAAATTGGTTTTATCCATCAAAAAATTCACTACAAGTTGATAGATGTGTGACTTATAATTATGCAGAAAATAGCTGGAATACAAGTACATTAGATAGAACCACTTATGTAGACGCAGCTGTTTTTGAAAGACCTTATGCTACTGATTATATTCCAAACGGATCTACAGATTCTAATAGTCCTTCGGATACCCCTTTCTTTCCAATATCAGGAATTACTAACAGAGATGGGGCCACAGTTTTATATGAACATGAAAAAGGTGTAGATCAAGTTAACAGCACGGGTACATCTGCTATTCAAGGGTTTATAAGATCTGGAGATTTTGACATTGCTGATGGTGAATTTTTTGCTTCAGTAAGCAGGTTTATTCCTGACTATAAAGAGATTGTGGGTAATAACCAAGTTACTTTATTTATATCAGACTATCCATCTGACACTCAGACTAGTTCACCTTTAGGACCCTTTACAGTTACCTCAACCACTGATAAGATAGATACTAGAGCAAGAGGAAGATTAGTAAGTGTGAAATTTGAAAACACGGCAGTAGGAGAGTCTTGGAGATATGGTTCTCTTAGATTGGATACAAGACCAGATGGTAGAAGATAATGGCTAAAATAATTAATTATATACCAGAACCGGCGCCAACGTATGATCCATCTAATCAACGTCAAATTTTAGAAGCATTAGATACTTTAAAACAACAACTTAATTTTTCTTTTCAACAAGATTTAAAAGAAGAACAAGATATTTATAATTATTTTTTATCATAATGGCAGTATTATATAAAAGCGCAGTAATTGATTTAACCACTACAAATTTAACAACAGTGTTAACTATTAACACTAGTGCCTATGCTATTGTTAAAACTGTTCAAGCCAGTCATGAAGCGGCATCTAACGTTGATGTAGATCTTTATTTAAAAAAATCTGGTGGTAGTGATACTGAAATAAGTCATGCACAGCTTAATAAAGATTTTAAAAATATGCTTTCTAATACCTTGAATTTAGAAGCGGGCGATGTTATAAAGATGCAAGCAGACACTGCAGACACTATAACGGGATTTGTAAGTTATGCTCTAGTAAATAGAGAAGATCAGAATGGATGATATAACAAAGATTAAGTGTATAACTAAATATACTTATCGTAATAAAAAGACAGGAGAAATCTACAAAGAGAAAGTAGAAGGTCCTGACATTGTGGTTGATTGTGAAGTTACAGTTGACCCTAAGAATTTAGACTTATTTCAGAAAGTAATGAATAATGATAATAAATCCAACACCTAAAGGTGGAACGGAATTACAACTAGAATATCTAACCCAATACGTAGATCTTCAACTATTAAGTAAGGTACAAATTACAACATCTGTTCCAGAAAAAATTCCATTATCAAAAGATAAAATAAATATTCTTTGGCAGAAAAATTCTTGGGATCAACCTAATATTTATCCTTGGTTTAAAGATAAAAAGAATCACACTAAATACGATTGGTATGTATTTAATTCACATTGGAACTTTGAAAATTTCACTAAAAAATTTGGTTTAGATAGAGGCAAGTGTATGATTATTAAGAACGGTATAAGTAAAATAGAACCTGCTCCTGTTTACGAAAAAGATAAACCTATAAAAATTATACATCAAATAACCCCTTGGAGAGGGTTAAATGTATTGCTTGGGGCTATGCAATTAGTAAATCATCCCTTAATTACTTTAGATGTTTATTCATCTACAGAGATTTATGGCAAAGCTTTTTATGAACAGAATGATAAAGAATATAAAGGTTTATACGAACAAGCTAAACAATTAAAAAATGTAAACTATATAGGTTATAAACCTAATACTTACATTAAAGAACATTTAAAAGATTATCATATGTTTGTTTACCCGAGTATCTGGGAAGAGACATCTTGTATTTCAGCTATAGAATCTATGGCAGCAGGACTTTATACAATTGTGACAAACTTAGGGGCTTTAGCGGAAACATGTTCTGAGTTTGGTATTTACGTACCTTACGACAATAATCATAGAAGGCTGGCTTTTAAATTTGCACAAGCTATTAAACAAGGGGCAGAAGCGATTACTCATAAACCTATTCAAGATCATTTAAAAAGACAGAGTGATTTTTACAATCTGTATTATAGTTGGCCTAAACAAGCTGCAACCTGGACACAATTTTTAACTGGAATAACAAGTGATGCAAGAAAAATCTAATGAACCTATTTGGTTTGATAAGGAACCTGTGCAAACAATAGATCTAACAGAACAATTAAAAGGACATACATTACCACCTCAATCTAAGTATAGAATTATGGTGGCTACACCTGTACACAGTGAAGTAGGTATTCATTATGTTAGAGCCTTACTTAAATTTCAAATGGCATGTATGACTAAGAATATACTAGTTAGTTTTCATCTTATTAAATCGTCTTTAGTCCAACAGGGTAGAAACATATGTGCTGCTGATTTTGTTTCTGATAAAGAGAACTACACCCATATGTTATTTATAGACTCAGACGTAGATTTTGAAACAAAAACAATATTTAAGATGTTAGAAAAGGATAGAGATATTATAGCTGCTCCTTATCCTATGAAGTTTATTAATCAAGGATCTGTTTATAGAAGAATGAAAGATGAAGATTTTAAGAATAATAAAGATTTTTTAAAATATGGTTATACATTTCCTATCAAAGTACCAGATGTTTCAGCTATTGAAGTAACCGATGGAGAAACAGAGGTTACTCATGCACCAACGGGCTGCATGCTTATTAAAAGAGGTGTTATTGAAAAGATGATTAAAGCTTATCCAGATCTTGAAATAGTACAAGATACTTATTTAAATGGTGAAAAAGTTAGAAGACCTAATTTTTATAACTTCTTTGATTGTGTACACGATCCTAAAACAAAACACTTCTACGGAGAAGACTTTGGTTTCTGTAAAAGATGGACTGAAATAGGGGGTAAAATATACCTTTATATTGATGATGAATTAGGCCATACTGGTGAATATAGGTACGCTGGTAGGTTCATGGATGACCTTGTAGCTACAAGTAAAGTCGTTGACGAAGACGAAAAAATCAAATAAAGTGCTAAATTACAGGATTTCTACGCCTGCCTTTACTAACAATTATTTATAAATTATGGCAATAACAAGAACACAAATAGCTAGACAATTACAAAACAGAGGTGGCATTACTAATATGTCAGTAAGACAACACTACGGATTAGGTAGTATTGTAAAGAAAGCTGTTAAAGGTGTATCTAAAGCTGCTAAAAACATAGTTAGTTCAGATCTAGGAAAAGCAGCATTATTAGCAGGTGGAGCGTATTTAACTTTAGGCGGAGGTATGCCACAATTTTTAGGTGGTAGAGGATTAGGATTTGGTGGAATGGGTCCAAAACTTCCAGCTTTTTTAACTGGTGGAGCAGGTGCATCAACTGTAGCAGATGGTTTTACTGCTGGTGTAGGTCCAAAGAAAAGTATTCTTTCTGGATTAGTAAGCAAATTCCCTGGTGGTGGAAAAGGATTAGCAGGAGCTATAGGTCTTACAGGATTCTTATCTAGTCAAGGTTTGGAAGAAGAACAAATAGAAGC